GTTATAGTCACTCCCTGGATGCCCAGTAGCAGGCGGATCATTCCATGCGAATGTTTGACCTTCATTCATTGCATGAGTCGGTCTAACTCGTTCATCGCCGGCTGTAGCCCAAACGTAGCTACTAACCCCGTTTTGAGTTTGCCTCAACTGTGTTAATTGACCATTAAGTTTTGATGTTTGATCACGCGCAATGAATTTAGCACGTCTTTTAGTAAAGCCAACTCTATCGCGCAAATCCGATGTCATGCTAGTTAAACTAGTTCCTTGGGCGAAGCCACGCGTCACAATGCCTTTGATATCATGCAATGCTTTATCAGATAAGTTTTTTATTAGATCAGCATTTTGCTGCGTGAACAAATCAAGCTGTGGGGTTAGCCAAGCTTCTTGCTGCAATATATTAACGCCAAAAGCACTGTGCATTATCTTAGTATTTTGAGCTTGATTGAATTGTGAAATACCGCTCCCAACCGTGGATGCTAATACCTCTGGATCATCTTGATTTTTAGTAACGAAAATTTGCATATTATCAAGCGCACCATTGAGATCATCGATAAAATCATCGTTTTTGATATCTGGACGCTGACCAAGTAATTCACGTTGAAGCCTTGGCAATATTGGAATTAAAACGGCTTTCATGGCTTCATTTATTAAATCAACAATCTTTGCTAATTGTTGAGCATAAAATCGTTCTTCTTTGAACGGAAATTGCCACTTGGGAATATTCTTAACATTGGTTTGCTTTTTTTTATTGAGAAGTGCGCGGCGTATTGCTATTTCTCGTGATATTCTTTGTTGGTTTTGTTTTGTTGCAACCATTATTCTGTATCATCGTCCGGCGTTTCTTCTTCTTCTTCTGGTGGGGGTGGTGGTGTTTCCTCTGGCTCTTTTGGCTCTGGATCTTCAAATTCTGCTGAAATTCTAGTAGTGTCTATGGTCGTCTCAAAAGAATATGAATCACCGCCGAATCTTGATACCCCAATTTCTTCGGGCATTGCCACCCCATTTTGAAGATATATTTGATCTGTTTGGGCTTGCTTATTACGCATATCCGTCATTACTGCATCATCAATTTGCCACAACGGATTATAAACAATCTCTAAATCGTCAAGAGTTTTGCCCTTAAGCGGGTTATCGCTACTAGCTAAGATATACGACAATAATTTATTGAGCTGTACTGTCATTATCTCGTGTTGTTCGTTTGCTATTAAATCGTACCAACTTCGTAGATCACCATCACCAGAGGCATTCAAACCGCTTGGAGAGTCACCCATTAATACCATGTAGGGTATACCAGCTACCGCAGCCAAAGCCAGCCCAAAGCGATCTATCAGATCAGGAAGCCCCGATAATGAGGTTGTGATCTTGTCGAATTGCTCGCCATCGGCATCAATGATAACGCCATTAATTACACTTTTGCAATAATTTATAATTTCCGCACGCATTTTAACCTTTGCTTCGCCATCTGGGCGTGAAAGGATATTTGAAAGGTTTTTTATTGAAATAACAGAAATTACATAATCATGCAATATTTCGCTTGATACCTCGTAAGATTGCGCCAAATTCCGCAAATAAGTATAAACAGAAATTAAAACAGAAAAGCCAAAATACCCGTTTTCTATCATAAGCCGCGCGGGGGCGATTTCACCGTCAAACCTTAAAATCCTGCTTTCGTGAACTTTATATTGCGTTGATGCTAGAGCAGAAATACCCTTTTTAACCTTGGTATTTTGAGGCGGTGAAATTGTATAAACTTCAATAGTTCCATATTTCTTATCCTTTGGATCAGTATATAAGTCATCTTGTGTCGCAACAGATAATTGCGTTCTATCGATTACTCTTAAACCTTCCACCGATCTAATACTGTTAACCTTAACAGGGTCTTCTAAGTTACCACCATCATCTATCAACATAACAATTATTGATGCGCCATAGAGCCTAGACCATTTGAGGGCTTCGTTAAATGATAATTTAGTTTTGATAATATCGGTATAATTGAGCAAAAGCCCATCGGGATCACCTGATATTTTAAACCATTCTCTGGTCATCGTGTTTGCGTAAACATCAACGATTTTTTTCCCAAAGCCGTCACCTAAATAGATATTATCTAGTTGTACATAAGTTAAATCTTTTGGGGTGCTAAATACAGATTCAGGGTTTCTTGCTTTTCCGGCTATCCCGATTTTACTTGCGGCATTAATTAGATTGTCGTTTTTGATTTTATCATCAGTTTTTGTTTTTTTATTCATTATTTGATAATAGTTAGGCTGGCTCAAAAGTCAAGAAAGATTAGCCCTATCGGCTAATTAATAAGTATAAATGATGACAAAGGACGAATCCTGTAAAGATCAGAAGCATTATTGTAATTGTACCTAAAATATTCAATAAGAAAGGCTCGTGCGTCTCGCAACTAGGGCTTTCAGGAACAAATATTTTTATGAATTCATCAGGCTTAATAGGAACAAATCTTGTTTCTTTAACATCACAATGAGAACGTTTTGTTTTAGTATCAAATATTATTTCGCCAATTATCTCTTTTTTAGCCGGCACGCAATCAAGACAATCCTCACCACATGGGCAAAGATCATCAATTGAGCATCCGCAATCTTCGCAGCATAAGCCGTCTGCGCCAAGCTCTTTTAATTTTGCGATTATTATCTCTTTGCAGTCCATAGATTTCCCTTGAATGGGCGGCGGCGTATTGGATTAACAATTAACCGAAAATAGTAATTGTCTAGCTTTTACTATCTCGATTTACAGTGAACCGGTATACCGCCTCACAACGCCGCCATAATTAAGCTGCCTGTTCGGCAGTAAATAGCAATAAGCCGCCAGTTACCCAGCGGCTAATTACCACATTTTATTGACTACGGCTATATTTCAAAACCATCATCACCGGCAGTATAGCAATGTATTTCAAAAAAGCAATAAAAAAGGCAGCTATTTCTAACTGCCTCTAAACCCTTGCTTAACTAGCTGATCAGTCCTAGTAAGCTTAGTATTAACTGTTTGATATCGGGTACTCATGGTATTGTGATATCCTCGCATCCTGAGAGATACCTTACGGCTAACCCTCTGTATCTTTCGATACCTGAAAGCTCCTATGATGAAAGCCCGATTTAACTCGTCTAACACCAGGGTTTCAAAGAGGCGGTTTAACAATTACATGAGGGCAGTATATCGAAAATGCCAGATATGTCTAGCATTTTGAGGGGTTTTTTGCACACGCCATTATTTTCAAATTATTTGCATTTTCTCCTTGACACCTCCGGTGTTTTACCGTATACTGTAATTATATCATGTTGATATGCAATAAATCAGGGAGTACAGATTATGAACAAACCAAAAATTAAAAAAGGTGTAGAGATAAATTTTTCACTTTTTAAAGAAAGCATCAAGAATATAGCCGAACAGGTATTATGTGATAATGAGATTTATGGGGATGTTCACCATGCAATCATAACTCAATTGCAAGTAAAATGTGATGGTATTAAAATTCAATTACCTACATCTTGCTATAAAGAATGTGAAATCCAATATTAATATGAATCAAATTAAAGCACTCTGCGACAAGTACGGGATGAGCCACCGCCAGCTTGGTCTGCTCACTGGCTATCATCGAGATACTATTCAAAAAATCAATACAGGAATATACAATATAACCCCTCACCTTGCGATATTATTAGCACATATAGAAAGGGAGTTAAAAAACGGTGATGTTAAAATCCCGAAATAATGACCATTTTCACCATGTCGGAAAAATGGTCATCGCCCCAGCAGCCCATCAAGATTAAAACCAGTTCCGCAAATATCTGTTATTCCCATTGTGACCGCATCAACTTGATCATCATTTTTTCCCTGCGGAAACAAACAAGCTTCATCAAGAAAATCGTCTGTCCAATATTCATCCTTTGGTAATATTAGCCCTTCATTGCGCAAATTTGGAGTAATGCACCTTACCCTAAATTCTTTTTCGCCTTTTGCCGGTATTGCTTCTGGCTTTACCGACAAGTCAGTTCTAAGCGCGAATTTTTGCACTAGCGGTGAACCATTAGCAGAATCTTCGATCCCGATATAATGCGGGTTAAATGCCACCGCCTGATTAATTACTTCATCTTCAAATTCAGGCATCGTCAATTTTGCTCGAAACATATTTAATAAATAATTTTTAGCATTCGCACGTCCAATCGTTGCGCACGCATAGTAATCGTTATTTTCACCTTTTTTTACCGCTGGATCCCAGTATTGACCAATAAAATCATATCTCACGGGGAAATCTTTTTTATCTTTAAATACAAACCATTCTCTTTTGAGAATATTGCCACTTAATACAACAGGACTTACTTGATACAAGGCATTAAATTCGTCATCCCCAATTGCGGCTTTGATTTCTAATAATCTTTTTCGTGTGAATCGCCATGACCATAATGCTTCGCCTTCTTTTCTGCCTAGGATATCATTTTTACCAGCAAGCGCAGGCATTCTAACAACTATCCAATTTTTGCCATCGGGGCTATTGAGTATGCGATTAGCCAATCCATCGTGATGCCAGGGGGTCATTGTTAAAATAATACTGCCACCAGGTTCTATCCTCGAAAAAATATCCATTCTATATGTACGCCATAGATCATCACGTTTTTTCTTGCTATAAGCTGTTTTCGCATTTTTAATAGGATCATCAAGCAGGACTAAATTACCACCTCGACCAGTAACCCCAGCATCTAAGCCAGCAGCTTTATAACC